ATATCCACTTCCAGAGGGGTTAATTAAAAAAAAAAGACAACGGTTTTTATCGTTGTGGGTAGTTAGAGTGAACTCTGCTTGCCACCCAGCCAAACCATTATTAAATCGTTCGGCGAATGGTGTACAACTTATTTCCCCATCAATTTCAAAACCTACAACTCCTCTTTGTGTATATGCTGTTAAGTCATTTAAAATGGCCAATGTATTTGCGTGTATATCCACCAAATCATCAACACCGTAAAAAGGAACAATTTGTTTATTCTCTGGTCCTTCGGATTCATTGTTTCTATTTTTAATTTTGTCCGCAACAATTAATTGAACATTAAATTCAGTTACGTTTGAACCAAATGTTGAATTGGTAATAAGCACATTACCCAACGGATAGTTAGGATATTGTATTTGGTCTATATCACTTATTTCACCTTGAGATACTTGCGCAATACCTGGATGATTATTCATAATAGTTTTGAAATAATTCAAAATATTATAATAAAGTGTGTAGTTTGTTCCGGTTGCGTGTACTAATTGTTGATTAGGCATGTTTATTATAATTGTATTCCACCAAAATATTGATTCGTCATATCAGGATAAATCTGTGTTTGATTACCGACTGATTGTAAGTATTGAGGTATCTGATTAGAGTATGCAATCAAATAGTTTTGCAATCTCAATGCGTAGTAATCAGCATTCTCTTGTGCTCTTTGTTTAAGGTAATCTATTTCAGATTTAGCAGGTGCGATACCTTGCTCACTTTGTTGTTTCACTGCACCATTTGATTTAAATTGCACAGAAGAGAATGGAATGTACTCCACACATGCATACCATAATAAAGTATATTTGATGTGGTCATCCATTAAGTCCTGATAATATACAGAAAGTGTACTAAACGTATCATCTTCAATTCTTGCTTGCAGATATTCGAAAAGTACAGTACCTAAAAGGTTTTTCATATACTTGTCTTGTGCTGTTCTTACAAATGGTAAGAGAGCATCTGCATCAATTGCACCCTGAAGTGGTGAATTTTTGATAATATCGTTTCTTGTTATGAATAATGCGTATGACATGGTTATTATTGATTATATACTTCGTATTGTTTTTTAAAGAATGGTGATTTCGTATTGATGTGTGGTACTTCCTCTAATTCTGCATCTTCACTTGTCTGGTCACCAGGGTTTTCCATTGTTGCTGGATTTTCCATTGCTTTATTTGTTTCATCTTCAACCTGTGTTACAGTTTTATCTGTTTCTTCTGCAGTTTGAGATAGAATTACCAATGGAGTTAATTGTTCAAAATATAATTCAGTATCAGCAAACCCACCTTCTGTCAATGCCATATCTAAAGTATTTAAGATTAGATTTTGGAATGGAGAGATTGTCATTGTTTGTAAGATACTAAATGCTGTTTTCATTTCTTCTGAATTAGAACTGAATCCTTTGTTCTTTGAGTTTACACCAAATAATAAAGGTGATGTTACTCTATGTGCTACAAGGATTTGGTCTTGAATGTGGTCAGCAACGTATTCATATTTTTCATGCAGATTATCAATTGAAATTGTATCAATTGTTGGTTTAGAGTTTACATCATCATTGAATGAAACCATAAAACGTCCTGCGTTATCTGTACCTGTGAATTTAGCTTGAATTAAATCTTCAATAGTTTCTCTTTCTTCTGGCGCAGGAACTCCGTTATTGAAGTTAATCATTACCGCCGGCAAGAAACCATTTGTAATATTATTTAAGTGAAGATTACTAATCTCACCTTCTGAAATAGAATATTGTAATGCTGAAACCCAATCAGGCAAACTATAATAGTATAAACCTGGAAAATAATTCTTAATATAAAGGATTTCCATTTTTTCATTAGATGTTCCGAAAGCAGGGATTTTCTTTTTATCTTTAATCTTTCTTTGGTCATTCCAATCAGTACAATAGAAATAGTTTTGGATACGTGGGTCACCATATAGTTTTTCTGCACGAAGTGTTTGAATTGGAACATGATACATTTTACGGATTTGTGTATGCTCATCATTCCAATATACTTGAAATGCTGCATTACCGAATAATTTTAAATCGTATGCTACTCTTTTTGTTTCCTCTTGCGGAATTAATTTCTGTAAAGTTTCATTAAATCCTTCATTCTTTGAATATAGGCCTTTTCCGAATATTAAATCAGCTATACCTTCAACACATGCTGATGTAGTTGGTGATACATTAAATGCTGATACTACTGAATCAAAGAAATCATCTTGTCCGAATACACCGAAAGGCACCCATTGATAACGGGTCTTTGTATCCTCATGTATGATAGGAAGTTGATTTGTGTTTACATTAATTACTGCAAAGTTTTGTTGTCTTTTCATATTAATCCATTATTACATATCTGTTCTCACTTACATGAGATTTATATTGTGTATTTTGATTTTGATAATCCGTTTTATCATAAGGAGTTGAACCACTCATAAACACTTGGAAACTACCATGCCAAATTGGTTCTGTACTTCCTGAATTAAGAAGTGTTGCTCTATATTCTTCTCCAATGATTGCTCCTGATATTGCAAGAGAGCATGAGATATACGATTCGTATGGTTCGTATGTAATTCCTGTCATAGATGCAGTAAAGTTTTGTAGAGTTGTCATATTTTGCAAACTCATTGTAAATTCTGCACTTGCTGTTGGTTGAACTCTGAATGTATACTCATTAGATTGAGATATATGATATCCGTACATTATCTATAATTTATATTGTCCTTATCTTATAATAACACCGAATTATGTGGAAATAGTTAATAAAAAAACCCAACCTTACGGGGTTGGGTTTAGTATTGTTAGTGATATACTGATTAGCTATACACGATTGTTGGTTGAGATGTCAATCCTGCGAAAGGAGAAGTAGTTGTACTTCCTGATAAAAATGCTGCTGGTAATTGTTCCATACCTTGAAAAGTTACTGAATAACCATAAAGGTCACCCAATGCTGCTCCTGTAGAAATTGTACCTGCAGTAACATCAGCACCTAATTTTTCACCAACTAATAATGCGTCACCGTTATTTGTCCAAACGATTATCTGTGGTCTACCATAAGCCATAAGCTTAAGTTGAGTAGTCATTTCGTTTGTCAATTTCTTTAAGTTTAATACTAATTCTTGTGAGAAGAATGTAGTACCATTATCTCTAGAAGAGTTAACAGTTTCAGTATATGCACTTGTTCCTTTTAACTGGTAGTAGTAAACTGTGCTACCAGATGGTAAAGCAGTTACTTCACCATTTGCGTTTTTAGTGAAGGAGCCAGTTGTGTAGTTGATAAAGTAAACTCCTTGAAGTCCACCTATACTTTCTTTACAAACTTCCTGACGTCCTTGCGTTAAGTTACAAGCCATAGTACTTTGTTTTAATTAGTTAGTTAATGATTAGTATGCACCGTAGTAAACTACATCAGATAAGATACCGATTTGAGTACCTGCTGTGTATCTCATTACGATACGATAGTTTTGAGAACCATCAATGTTAGCCATGTCGATAACTTTAACTTCGTTGAAGTCAGAAAGTAAACCTGTACCGAAGAACAAGTTAGATTTTTGAGCTGCAACAATAGTTGAAGATGCCATACCTGGACACATTACGATTTCAATACCGTTGAAGTTGAAAGGCTTATCACCTACGTTCATTTGGTTGTTCCAACCATTTGCTCCAACTGCACCACCTGCTAAAGCTTGTTGGTATGCTTTACCTACGTTTGTAGGAACATACAATAACAAGTCCTCTTTACCATAAACGGTAGCAGGGATAGTATCAACTACTGAATTTAATTTGTCTAATACGTTAGCTGATGTGATGCTACCAGAGATGATAACAGAACCACTCTTTGCTGCTAATACACCTGTACCTGCTGCGATAGAAGCAGAAAGTGCTGGTAAGAAACCACCGAATTGTCCGTTAGCTGATGCAGAACCAGTCCAAATAGATTGTTCAGTTGCCTGAGCTACTACTCCGCCTACATAACTCACCAAATAGTCATTAAATGACTTCGGGATTTCATCAAATGCAGAGAATCCTAATTGTAATGCTTCCCAAGAAGCTACGAAATTTTGCTTACAAAGTAAAAGGTTTACTTGTAATTCTTTTGGTGTTAAAACTCTTTCAGAGATAGTAACACTGCCTGATGTTTGGAAATCACAAGATGCGTCTTGAACGATGCCATCAACTGCTAACTTTTGAATTACTTCTTTGTACTTCACGTTAGGCATGATAGTCACATACTTGTTATCCAATGTTTTAGCTGATAACAACGCTGCAGCGATATACTGTGCAGCTGCCTCACCCGCATATGTGGTGTTGCTTATTGTAGGTTCAGCAAACTTTTGAAATTTTTTCATGTGTTTGTTTTTTAAATAAGTTTATGAATATAGTTTAGATAAGAAACTGCTTTGTGAGTCTCCTACTTTCTTTCCGAAATTTGGTTTGTGAACTCCATCAGCAGAGAATCTTGTTGCTGATTCGATTGGAGCACCATCTAATTTTGGTAACTCTTCTTCTTCTTCACTCATTGCTACTTCTGTAGCTGAATCTGGAACTAACTCATCTTGCTCTGGTGATTCTTCATCAACAGGAGTTTCTTCCATACCCATTTTCTCTACCATCATCTTCATTGCTTTTTCTAATTCGTCAATTCTATATGATAATGCGATGATTGGGTCTTTTTTATCATCTGTATCTTCCCCTACTGAATTTCTAGGGTCTTCGTCTGTTGTATTTGGTAAAGCGTGTGCTGGTTCCATTGTTGCGTCAGCCATTTTCACATCTTCTTCTTTGGTTTCGTCAACTTCTTTATCTACCACTTCTTCTTTTGGCTTTTCTTGCATTTCTTCTTCATTCTTTTCTTCTTCTACGTTTGCTCTTTCAACAATCTTACCATCTTTAACTTGGATTCTGATAATGTTTTCATTACCACTCTCATCAGTTAATCCGATAGTGTATTCACCATCTGGTGCTGGAGATTTTGAACCATCTTCGTGAACTACATCAACGGTTTCATCTAAATCAAATGTAGGTGATTGAAGAATATCACCATTTTCTGCTTTTGCATCTGTTAATTCTACTTCATCGCTTGATAACAATGTAAGAATTTTATTTAATACATTCTTTGCATTCATGTCTGTTATGTTTTATACCTATAATAACATAGGTTCGTTAAAAAATCATTATTTTTATTAAAATCTTGTTGAAAATATATTGTAAATGTCATCCAATTCAGTAGTTGTTAAAGCTCTATTATAATGTAAATAAGCCATAAGGTATCCATTAGCGTATCTATCACTTACTGCATTATCCCAACCTATATATGTTGTACCTGAATTAGAAGTACCAGTTCTATCAAAATTTTTATTTTCACTTGCTGCATTTGAACTTCCATCCATATATGTAGTTATTGTTGTGCTTGTTGATGATATCGAATCTACTACACTAGCGTATTGATGCCAAATTTGTATATCTGATATACTTTGTTGTGCACCAAAGTATGTACTAAATCCAGTACTATTATTAGCAGGAATTGGTACATATAGTTTAGTTCCTCCTAATGGTGCATATATACCACCATATGCAGCTCTAAAAGTTGGGAAACCTGTATCTTTTTGGAATGTACTATCCGTATTTTTCCAAATAAAAACATAAGTCCCATCAGGTGTAAATGTTGCACCATATTCAATATATTGAGATGATGCTTGCACTAATTGTAAAATACCACCATTTGTTGAAGTCCAAGTTGGTGAATTTTTTAATGTTCCAAATCCACCATTACCACTTACATCATTAACATATATACCGCTTCCACTATAAGATGATGGGTTACCAAAATCAAATATAGCGAAAGCACCAGATGGGTAATTAAACGCCGGTGTTACTGCCGCTTTTATTTCTTGTCTATTAAAACCGAAGTTTTGAAATATCATTATACTAATGCTTTAGTTGATACTACGTTTACTTTAGATGTATTAAACGCTACAAGAGAAAGAATATCAATACTTCCTGCACTTCCAGAGTATTCACTACCTGATGGTTGTGCTACGTTTGGTGAGAAAAGGATTGATGAACTTGCTGATGCACTTACAATTAAAGTAGATGTAGTTCCTGGTTTTATATTTGTTACATTTAAGTGTAATGGAGTTACAGATGATGTTACTTCAAAATAGTTTCCTAAACTAAAATCAATTGATGCTGTATTTGAACTAATACTTGCTGATACAACATTTCCTGCAACACTACCTGTAAAGGATGCGCTACCTGATACAGTAAGAGTTCCTTCAAAGTATGAGTTAGAACCGCTATCAATTAAGAAAGCTGTCTTTCTAGTTGTAGTTGTTCCCGTTCCTACTGCTAATACTGTTTCAGCAGTTTTAGCTTTATTACCATCAGTAGCGTTAAATCTACCAACAAACATAGAACCTTGTGTAGAATTTGGAGAATAGCCTGCGTTTGCATTTGCTACTGTCGAACTACCTGTTACAATCAATCCATTACCAATCATACCGGTTGCAAGTATATTACAACTATCACCAGTTCCCATAGAAGATGAAATATAATAACCTGCTATGATGTTTGCTATGAATTGTTTTGTTTGAGATGTAGATGTATTTGTTCCATCTATCTGTATATCATGCCCAATACCATAAATTGTATTAATGTTTGTTCTAGCACTCAATGCTCCTACAACAGAACCCGCAGATGGTGAGTATCTATTATTTACTGTGATACCACCATTCTGAATATTCGAATTATATTGCATTGATGATGAGTAAAGTAATAATGTAGTTTGTGCACCAAATAATATGTTACTATTAAGTCCTGGTGCAGCTGGTAATGTCGTTGTATTTGCTACTACACTAAATCCACCATTCAATAATAAATTTGCAGCTGCATTAATACCTGCTGTTGCTTTTTCAGCGTGGTTTGTTGCACTCGTTCCAATTTGAATACTTCCACCAGCAAGAATATTACTTGCTAATGTTGAAGTAGATGAACTTACAGGTCCTCTCCACGTTACAGAATTTACACCCGTTCCGTTTATCATCAAATTAGATTGGAATGTAGGTGACCAAGCCATAGATGCACTTATCTGTGGTGTTGAACTTGTATTCAAATATATGTTTGATGTTCCACCCACATATCTCTTAAAGCCGGCAGTTGGTGCTGCAGGATTAGAAATGATATTATCACTACCTGAAATGATTAAATCAGATGTGTTATTATTACTTTTGAAAATTAAATTTACTTGATTTGATGCAGATGCTGTTATATGTGATGATGCAGATGTAAATGTTTTTGCAACTAATAACATACTGCCTGAAGCATCAGAAATTGTATAGAAATTACCTGCAGAATCTATAAGGGTTTGGTCGCCTGTGAATGTGTTACTTCCAGTTGTTGCAAATATTCCATAAGCAAGTATTTGTGCAGAAGATGAAACTGTTCCTGCTGGTGTAGGTGCATTACCACCAATATCAATTCTGTTTACAGTTGCTATAATTGATGGAATGTTTGGAGATGTACCCGAACCACTAATAAATGAGAATGTTGTATTATTACTATCTGATTGCCATATGATTTCGAAATTATCACCTGCTGATGCAGTAGAGAATATATTCCATGCAGCAACCAATCTACTATTCGATGGAATAGTTACTGATGTATCTGAATTTGGAATATCAACATTATTTTTTCTAAACCATATATTTGTTGTTGCTGCACCTGCACCTTGAACTGCTTGTGCAGAAAACTGAATATTATAAACACCATTTGAATCAACTTGCAATCCAGTACTACCTGAAAGTGTCACACCATCTATAATATCAGTTGAATTGAATTTAAATGGATATGCTACGTTTGCACTACCTGATTGTGTAGTTAAATCACTAAATGCTCCATAAGATGAAGTTACTAATGATATAGAAGATGATGGTAAAGTTAGGTTAAATGTACTTGTATCTCCTTTTGTAAATGTGATTAATTGACCTGAAATACTTGCAGTAATCAAAGATGAAGCAGTTACAGATGAAGAAACAAATCCTAATGCAGTTATTTGTGCAGAAGAAGATATTGTTCCCTGTGGTACTGCTTGCCCTGAACCTGT